GAATATATCCTTGATGGGAAGATACGCTCGCCTTGGTACGACAAAGAGTGCCGCAGAAGCCCCGTCCAAAGGTTGATAGCACAGGAACTCGATATTGACTACTCAGGTTCAGGTAGTCAGTTCTACGATTCAGAATCTCTCAAACATGGCGAAGATACCTGCATGGAACCATTCCACACAGGCGACTTGGACTTTGTACCCGAAGTCATGGAACCTGAGTGGCTCTCTGTCCCGAACGGTAGGTTGAAGATTTGGGCGCCCCTAGTCAACGGTGTCCCACCACAAGATCGCAGATATGTCATTGGATGCGACATAGCATCGGGAAAAGGTGGGCCGGGATCGACAAACCACGCTGCTGTGGTGATCGACGTAACCACAGGTTTTAAGGTTGCCGAGTTTGCGTGTAATGACATTTCCGTAGTAGATTACGCTAGATACGTTAGGGCTTTAGGCAGATTCTTCAAAGGCTTGTACGAAGAGGCATATTTAATTTGGGAAGACAACGGCCCCGGTGGGGCGTTTGGCTCTCACGTTATTGAATTTGGGTATGCCCATTACTTTATGCGTACCAACGAATCAAACATTAAAAAGAAAAAGACTTTCACTCCCGGTTGGTGGTCAACGCCACAGACTAAGTTGATGCTTCTTTCAAACCACGCCAAAGCACTTGCAAGCGGTGATTACACTGAGAGAAGTACGCTGTGCATCAACGAGTGCAAGGATTACGTCTATAGCGGGCAGAAGGTTGTTCATCAGAAATCCTTACATTCAGAAGATCCTGCACACGGTGGCGATAACCACGGTGACAGGGTAATTGCTACGGCAGTAGCTTGGCGTGGGGTTATGGATCGGCCAGCAATCAAACTCAAGAAGACGCCTACAAGCGATCTCGCCCCACCGCCTTATAGCTTCGCCGCTAGACGTAAGAAACACCTTAAACGAAAAGAGCAGGAACTATCGTGGTAACAGTACCCAAACTCAGGGCAGTAGTCTCTCAAAACTACCGTAAACTCCAGCCCTATAGACGAAATACCTACGAATCAGTCCGACAGTATGTAGGCAAGCACTACTCAGAGGATGGAACCAGTGACAGGGTTCCGATGAACTACATCAAGCTCGGCTCTCAGATATACGGCAGGCTACTAGCCTCTCGTATGCCGCAGATTACTGTCACCACCAATAATCAGGAAATGAAGCACATCGCTGCTAGGGCGCAACGCCTCGGCAACGGGATGTTGAAAGAGATTGATCTTGGCTCAAAGATTCGAGAGTGGGTTAATTCAGCACTATTCGGAATGGGCATCCTGAAGGTTGGTTGGGAACAGACAAACATCATGGACTACCAAACAGAGATGGGTGAGACATTACCTATCCCTATGGGTGAAACATTTGCAGAGAACATTCTTTTAGATGATTGGGTGCAGGACTTACAGGCCAAAGGCAAGCCTTGGGAACATTGTTCCTTCATGGGCCATAAGTACCGAATGTCCCTAGAGAACGCCAAAAACTTCCCCGACTGGAATAAAGAAGCCCAACAGTCTCTAGGTGAGCTACTGCCTTCAAAGACAAACGAAACAGGTGACGCGAAGATAGGAACCATCAGTGGTGGTGAAGGGCAAACCGCAGAGAAGCTAATCAAGGAAGTTGAACTGTGGGAAATCTACTTACCTGATACTAATGAAATTATTACCTTCTCTGCATCGAATGATTCATCTGACGACTTAGCCCACACAAACGAGCCTCTAGCGATCAGGAAGTGGGAAGGCCCGAAGGATGGGCCTATGTACGCAGGCCCGTATCATTTCCTGGGCTTTGACTGGCCGGTAGGACAGTGTATGCCCGTTCCCCCTGTAGCTCACTGGCGGGACGTACACGAACTAGCAAACCAAATTCTTAATAAGAACGCCCGCAAAGCCATCAGACAAAAGACAATCTTTGGTTTTCAATCAGGCCACGACGAAGATGCCCGCAGACAAAGAGAAGCAGGTGACGGTGAGATGGTTCAGATGAACGATCCCAACTCTGTGAAAGTCTTTGACAACCCCGGTATAGATCAACAGTTAATGTCCTACGCTATGTCCCTTGATAATATCATGGACAAGATTGGCGGTAACTTGAGTGCGCTTGGGGGTTTAGGGCCACAGTCAGAAACCGTAGGCCAAGACAGCATGAACCTGGGACAAGCCCAGTCTCAGCTTGAGGACATGAAGAACGAAACATTCGAGGGTGTGAGAAGCGTAGTCAGAAGCCTTCTGTACTACTGGTGGAACGATCCACTCAAGGACTTTGACGACGTTATCCACGTTAGCGACAAGATAGAGGTTCCCTTCACCATCCCCGCAGAAGCCCGTGGTGAGATGTGGCATGAGTTGAACTTCGATATTCGCCCCTTCTCTATGAAGTACACAAGCCCCGAACAACGCGCAGGATTCTTAACAGAGTTAGTAAGCAACCCTGTACTCTTGCAGATGTTACAAGAGAACGGACGTATGTTTGATATTGACCAAATCATCAAGTTGCTGTCAGAGTACAACAATGTCCCAGAACTCTTGGATATTGTTAAAACCCAAGATGGGATGCCGTTACCTGTTGGACAAGGATCGTTAGGCCAAAAGCCGGGTTCCAAGATGCCGCCGCAGACTACGAGAACGTATGAGAGAGTTAGTAAGCCTGGGGCGACAGATCGCGGGAACCAACAGATGCTTCAACAGATGATGGCGGCACAAGGAAACCAAAAACCACAGATGAACAGTGGCTCTACTCCGCCCGGATAACTTACCGAAGATAACAGACGACATAGTTGAAAAGTTTATTTATGCCCTTTTAAGTGAAGAAGACGCTTACCTAGAAGCGGTAGAACATTCAGACACAGAACTAGAAGTGAGCATAGTTTTACCAAAGGAAACACACCCGTTGCCCGAGGCTTTTCTGCGAAGTCGCCTATTGGATATGGGTTGGAGATTAGATGAGTGAAATAAGAAAACATTACTTGTACAAGGATAAGAATGGCAAACTTACTTGGCATGATTATCCACGGGACCGGGAGAAAGGTTCAGCCCCTCCAGAATATTGGTCCCAAAATCTAGGCGTGAACCCTAATCAAATCCCAGAGCTAAGAGAGCATTTTGACAAGCATGGCCTGGGAAGCACCGAGATACGCCCAGACGGTGCGGTAAAGATTAGAAGCAACGGACACCGAAATAAGTTACTAGAAGCCTCTGGTATGCACGACAGAGACGCTTGTTACAGACAAAGGACTAAATAATGGCAATAGGCAGAGGATCTGGTGGTGGTGGTGCTGGAGGCAAAAAACCGTGGTGGCACTACGGTGGCGGTGCTGGTGGCAGTTGGGTAAAAGGCTATGGCCCCGCCATTCCTCCCGCTGGTCTTGGCGGGAGAAGCGGCGCACCTACTGGTGGTGCCGGTGGTTTGGCAGGCCGTGGTGCGGGGGGCTTGAGTGCTGGAGGTGGCGGTGCTGGAGGTATGCCTACTGGTGGTATGCCTGCTCCACCCGTACCTGCCGGTGGTGGCGAGCGGAAAATATGGGAAGGCTCAGGACCGGACGGTGTGATGACCGCAGATGATCTTAGGGAGTTTCAGGAAAGGGACGATAAGGGGGATTGGAAGGCGAGGTTAGCGCCTTTTCGTGGCCCCCAGACTGGTGGCCCTGCACCCCGCGCAGGCGATAGGGTTGGAAATAGGATTTACGGAGTGGGAGAGCCTCAGACGCGGCCAGAGTGGGATGCAATTGCAGAAGCGAGAGAAGAGGGCAGAAAACCTGTCGGCGGTGGTGATTGGTGGGGCGGCAGTCCACCCGCATCTACTGGTGGTGCGCAGGGTTTGCGTGCCGGTGGGTTTAGTAATCTGTTCAACAGACTGCAAGCCAACGCACAATCCAACGCATTTAATAATTACAGTAGAAATCTAGGAAATCGTCGAATGTTCTAAGGAGAAACAAATGTCAGAGAATGAACTACCTGAAAACGTACAAGATGCCATTTTGGATGCTGAACTTACGGCAGATGACAAGTTAGTTGCCGAAGAGCA